GTAAACATCTAAAATATTATTGATAGATCCAGTTCCCTGACTTTCAGTATTATATTTAACCCTAAGATCACCAAGAGCAACTTCTTCAAAATTACCATCTTTACCAGTAGTTCCTGTAATGGCATCGGTATCATTTGCTAAAGCTCTAGCTAATTCATACTGTGCATATTTAATATTGTTTGGAATAGTAGAACAAGCCAGTTCAACACCATCAACTTGATAATTATTTCTTGGAAACTTTAATGCCTGTCCATCATCACATCTATCTCCATAAAAAACAAAACTATCAATCCATCTTGTAGCTGATATTAATGCT